CTGAAAGATTCGAAAGGGGTGATTAATCCCTTTCAACCCCCTGGAAAGCATCCAGGATTTATCGTCCTGAGGACGGTAATCGGACTATGCTACTGGAGCAGTAATGCTCGAGTAACGTCCGTATTTACCAGTTCCTGGTTCGAAACGATACTATATCTATTAGTAGATATAGATCGGAACGAACCTCGCACGGATGACTCCGCGCGAAGGGCAAAGATGAAACCACCAATACCAACTTTCTTTTGCTGGTAGATCTCCTTCAACTTACGTCGAGGAAGGTCACCAGTAACGAGAGATGTGATTGATGTGACATCTTGACCGCCCCATAGCTGACGGGGTACAAAATCCTTAGCCCATGACCAAAAAGTCATGAGCTCTGGGTCAAGTACACCTAATTCGGCGCGATAACTCCAATTCCAAATCTGGTTCAACAAATGAATCAGATCTGAGATTGTAGATACATCACGACGAACGTAAAATGGGGTAACATCACGACCATCATCATAATGGCCTCCACAAGACTCCCTGAAAGTGCCGGTGTTAAAGGACTTGAGAGGATTAACCTCAAATCCCAAAACCGACAGCACATAAGTCAGGGTTGTGAACATGCCAGTGGGAACGATTAAATCGTCACCATAGACACTGATGATGCCCGAGATACCTTCAAAATAGGAAACAGCTTTACAAATAACGAAGAAGAGAAGACTCTCTAATTCGAATGTAAAGCCATTTCCCATTGATGAAAACATCTCGTTAGTATGTTCAATGCCATCAATGGACGTCACCTTCGACCTTAAACGGTCTAGGAGTGAGTACCAATGAATCGGTAGTAATTCGAAAACCAACATCGTTGATATCGAGTCGCTAGCCGAAGAAAGATCTAGCGTAGCGAGAGATCCATTAATGGATCCCTCAAGCGCTAGATGCCGATTTCGAGATTGATCATTAAGATTAATCCCGAACCGACGAAGGCAGAGACGAATAAAGTCTCCGACTCCTTTCTGCATGAACATATTTAGATCGGGCTCCTTAGCGGCGCAACGATCTATCTCAGCTGTTTTCGGAACGGTAAATAACACGTTACCGGGAACGACGTCGATGGACACATTACCATAATGTGCCCAGGCACGGGACTCCACTAGGAGGACCGTAGCTAATTCGACGGCGTCTTCAGTCACATGTGCTTTGCCGACGAACTTCAGCGCAGGATGCGCCAAAGCTCTCATGCGACTCGTCGAAGCACCACCAGAGAATGTACCGAAGGTAACATCCGCTGGAGGCAACTCGCCGAGAATCCGTATGAGATAATCTTGACAAAATGCTCTAAATGATCGCCACTCTACGCCAGGAATAATATTAAACCCTGGATCGAGAGATAAAAGGCGCTCATTCGTGGACAGATTAGTTGATTCAGTGGACAACCATTTATTGATTGCCCGCTGCCTGCGGACATCCGCAGGATCTGTTTCACTAGAGACAAACTTCTTAAAGACTTCTGTCCTTAAGTAGTTATTCCGTTTGGTTGGAGACAGAGTCTCCAACTGTGTCCGGAACTTTGTTAAGATGTCGGTACGAACTTGGCGATTCGCGCAATTGCGCGATCCCTTGCGTCGAACTTGCATTGGGTTTATCCTCAATAACAAAACCCGTCACTGGCAATCGATAGATTGCGAAGAAGACGAGGACGCTCAAGAAGAGCGCGAGGGTCACAAAGACCGTATCGCTATTCTTGAACATCAGAAGGACTCTGATGAGCCCTGATCACCGGAAGGATCGCTTCCAGCAGGCCGAGAATGAACGAAAAGAGTTTCATATTACAATCCTAAAAGGATGGTAATGAAGCTCAAGACGTGCTATAACACAGAGTGTTAGAACACACCTTCGAGATTCACGACGCTGCCGAAAACGAGAGCCTTACCGGCACCCAGGGAATCAGCAAGCATTCCCTCGAGATCAGTCCGTTCCTGCGTCGAAGACGCAGGATCCAGATCGAACTCGACCGTCGCGCGGTTAGTGCGAACGACCGTCGGGGTGGAAATCCCGTTGATCGTTTGCGTCTGAACCACAGGACGGGAAAGCTTCAGGGTCACCTTATAGCGGCCCTGTGCCGTCTGACGAAGGGAAACCGAGTAGGTACTATTACCCAAAGGAATCCCAGACGATTCCACGACGGTGCCCACGCCGTCCTTCGAGATATCTCGAGGAACGAACGTGTGCGCGACGGGAGTCGCGGCCCGATCATTGATGACCAGGTTCTGAAGTTGTGCCATTAAGCACTCCTTGTAGGCCAGATTGGTTACTGGGCTATGTCATACGCTAACAGGATTGTTAACGTAACGTTACATTGGACCCGGAGAGACACATTATCTCTTCAAAGACCCAATAAGCGCAATCGCGTTAGCAATATGCGTGGAGGAAAAGGGGCTCTTAATGTACAACCCCGGAAGGGGGAAATGCGTTAAGATATCTCTGACATAACGAGTGGAGTTCGCTATCGCTTTTGATGGAGTACCAACAGACGGGCCAGTAATGACCGTCTGAGTATCATCCATCTGTTCGATAACGTA